CGAACCCATGCGGATCGCGTCATACCGGCCTGCGCGGCTTTCCGGTCTAGCTGTTCAAGTTCCAGGGGTTGCAGCGAGATTGTGATTTTTCTACGCACTTAACCGCCCTTCCGTTTTGGCCAACTATACCGCCTCGGCTTGCGCCGGGGTTTTTTATGGCCTAGTCTCTGACTTGTCCGGACACATGTCCGGACACTTCGACAGAGGAGGAACGGGAATGGTTGCAATGATGGTTGAAGTTCAGTCTCCGCAGGTCCGTGTGAAAAGCGGCACGTCCGCGAAGTCGGGTCGACCGTACACGATTCGCGAACAGGATGGTTGGTTGCAGCTGCCTGACCAGCCCTATCCGCAGAAGATCGTCCTGAATCTGGAAGAGGGGGATGATCCCTATCCGGTCGGTCGCTATCAGATTGCCCCAGGTAGCTTTTTCGTCGGTCGGTTTGGCGAGTTGCAGGTCCGCGTAAGGCTGGACCGCTCGAAACGGGCTGATCTCAAGGTCGCGTGATGGAGGCCTTGCTCTGGTTGCTGCTCGTCGGCTTCGGTGTTCTCGGCTTTGTCGCGGGTAGTGTGTATCGGGATTGGGTGTCGTGAACTGCGACGGCGTTCTCAACGAAGTGGAACTGACCGAGGGCACGGTGCTGGCGTGTGATGGCGTCTGGTCCGGTCCTTGGTGGTCGCTGGACATCGAATCCGCTCTGACTCTTGCCGCCGCAATTACGGCCCTTTGGGCGGTGGCTTGGGTATGGTCGCAAATCCGAAGGGTCGCTTAAAAAGGGGGTATTCCCATGCAGAAGTTTCTTGTTGCGTCTGGTGTTGCGCTTACTTCGGCGCTTGTCTCGGTTTCCGCGATGGCTGAAGGGGGGCCGAGTTTCGATGTAGGCGACGCCCAATCGGCTATTACGTCCGGTATGGGTGCAGTTGCCACCATCGGTCTTGCTGCGCTGATTATGGTCATTGCCATCAAGGTGTGGGGGCGTCTCCGCCGCGCAGGCTAAACCAGCTGGTCTACCGGGGCGGCTTCGGTCGCCCTGGTCCTTTTTCTGAGGGTGGGGGCATGGAAGGATGGGTCGTTCTCGTCGCGTGGCTCGTTGGGCTGTATTTGCTTCTTCGCTGATCGTCGGCGCATGGGCCGGAACCGCTGCCGCTGGGACCACGTATACGGCGACACCTGTTTCGACAACCGCACCCAGCGGGGGTGTTTCAAATACGCGCTTTGAGGTGCGCGCTTCAACGGGCGGGACGCAATATGGGCGCGCTGTCGTTCCCGTTTCGAACGCATCTTTAGGACGCATGACGGTTGGGGCGGCAGCCCGACACCCGGCGATTCATCTTGCGGTGATGGCGTATGTGGCTGCTAATCAGCAGTGGGAATGGGATCCTGAAGAACATCGGTTTGTTACACCGGGGGTTTACGAAGAACTCCCGGACGATCCGTATGACCTTCCCATGTGCCAGTCGGAATGTGCGGAACAGCCGGTCTGTCGATCCAGCTCGGATTATTATGGCCCGGTTGTGATTCAGCAGAACGTTGAGCCTGGTCGGTTTGTTGCACATTGCGGATATAAGGAAGGTGGAAATTGGGTGGTTAGCGCACAGCGCCCTTATGCGCCGATATCGGAGTATGAGCCGACAACGATAGTCGAAGAAGGCTCACCTGTACCGCACGAAACCGTGGGCGAAGAAATCGCCAATGCGCCCAATTCCGTACTGCAAGACATAGTGAATAACGTCATCAATCAGGGCGATACGGTCATCAATCAGGGCGATAATCAGGGCGATACGATCATCAGTTACGAGTGGCCGGAAATGTCCACGGCCATAACGAACATCGAACAGAATTTTGAAGCCGGAACGCCGGAAGGTTCGTGGACCGAACAGCCGATCACACAGCCGGGGGATACGGTTGTTGACGTCGACGTGGAGTTCCCGGTCTTTTGCGAATGGGCCGGTATCGTCTGTGATTTTATCAACTGGTTCCAGGCCGATACCCCGCCGCCGGAAGACCCGGAATTGCCGGTCGATGAGGAGGAGGTTTCCATGGATTGGGAGTCAGGGCTGCCGGATACAGGGGGGTGTCCCGCACCGCGTGTGGCTACCTACATGGATACGGATATCGAGTGGACGTATGACGATACGTGCTATGCGGCTGAGACGGTCTTCCGACCGCTTGTGATCGCGTTTGCGACGATCGCCGCTGCGTTCATCCTTGTCGGCGCGAGGAACTGATATGCAAGCCCTTCTCTACGGAGTCCTGGCGTGGGCGACTGGGTCGGCAGTTGCGCGGATGCTCGCCGGGGCGGGTCTTACCGTGGTGGTGTTTGCCGGTGTCGGGACGCTGGTTCAGTCGCTGCTTGATGACGCGGCCACGGAACTCGGGGGGCTGCCTGGCGATATTCTGTCGATCATGTACTTGGGTGGGGTCGGAATCGCGTTGAGCATTGTCGGCTCGGCGCTGCTTGCCCGAGTCGCCCTGGTCTTCGCTGCGAACGTGGCCGGGTTGAAGGCGCAATGATTATCCTTGTGACCGGAGTACCTGGGAGCGGGAAGACGCTGTATGCCGTGCATTTGCTCCAGGAATACCAGCAAAACAACGAATTTTTGCTGAAGACCCAGCAGCCGCCCCGCGATCTCTACGCCGACATCGACGGTTTGCAGCTGGAAAACGTGGCCCGTTCGCCCGAGGACTGGCGGAACGTTCCGGACGGCTCCGTGGTGATTTACGACGAATGTCAGCAACGCTTTGGACCGGATGGCGCGGGCCGGTCCAGCCGACCCGAGATACAGGAGCTCGAAACGCACCGGCATCGGGGCATTGACATCATTCTGATAACCCAGCATCCGAAGCTGCTGCATGCACACGTTCGCCGGTTGGTAGGTCGCCACTATCACCTGTTCCGCATGTACGGGGCCGAAACCGCGAAGGTGTTTCGACGGGACGGCGCGATGGACGTTGATCGCGCTTCCAACCTTCGGGCCGAGGATTCGTTCTTGTGGCAGTACCCGAAGAAGCTTTATGGCAACTACAAGTCCGCGACGGTGCACACGCATAAGCGCCAATTGCCTGCTTTCGTCAAACGTGCTCTTTGGGGGCTGGCGGTCGTTATACCGCTGATCGGTCTGATGTTCTGGTTCGCTGGGGGATTTTTCCGCGGCGATTTGCTGGCCGGATCGGAAGAAACCGCCGAGGTTCGGGAGGATTCGGGGTTTACCTTCGACCCGATGCCAGCAAACGACGACCAGGAACACGCGGCCAATGGTCGACAGGCTCGAACCGCATGTATCTGGAACGAGGACCGTTGCATTTGTTACGACCAGGAGCGTTGGCGTATCGAGGAAACCGACTACGCCTGCCAAACGGGTGCCGCCGGTCCTCCCGACCGCCTTCCCGAATACCGACGCGCACCCAGCGCACCCAGAACGCACGTCACCGGGGCTGGGACGCGCAGCGGCAGCGAGCGCCCCAGCCCCGGCCCGGTCGCCCTGGAGGAACTGAGACTTTGACGGCACCCGAATGTCGGACGATGAACCGCACGACATCAATCAAGCAGGCCGGAAACATTGAGAAGATCAATCTACGGTTTGGTAAAAACATAGTCAAAAACCCTTGATTCCTGTCCCTCGTTTGCTATAATTATACCTAAGCAAACGGTAAACAGAGGGTAGAAAAATGGCTAACGTGGATGGGATTTTCGGAATCACTGAGGTCCGGCTGCTCGCTGAAGCGGATGCAATCGTTGAGGTTAAGCTGATCGACACCGGGAACGGCTGGAACGTGATGATTGGAATACGCGCCCAGGAGCGAGGCGAGTTCGCCAGGTGGAAGTGCATGACGAAGGCGCAAAGCATGGAAGTTCGGACGTTTCGCACGCTCGACGCGGCTTACAGGACAGTTCGGACGTTTTGGGCCGATCGCGTGGAGGTTATCCGGTGATGCCGACATGCCAGCACACAACGGATGCGAGCGTCGCGAGCGCACGAAGCCGACGAAACCCGGACACACAGACGCCGAACCGCCCTTCGGACCGTGCCCGGTTTCCTGGGCCGGGAACGGGACCGCACGACACAAGGTTCCCCCTGCCCTGCCATCCTCACGCTAAACCGGGTTTGACCTTCGATTCGGGTGGTCGGTTGGCGTTTTGGGATGCTCTGCGTGGTGCGGCCATTCTGCTCATGGTCTTGGACCATGCAGCGTTCGTGTTCGGTCTGGAGTGGGTACGGGACTTCACACGCTTCGCTATGCCGTTGTTTATGGTGACGGCTGGGTATTTGGCTACTCGCGTTGGGCATCGTTACGTGATGGTCGTGGCAGCCGCTTTGGCGACGTTGCCGATGGCGTGGTTCTTGGGTCTTGCGTTCTTGCACATTCTGACCATCTTCGTGTTGGTCTATCCGCTGTTGTTTCTGCGTGTGCAGCTGCTCGTGCCATTGGCGTCCGTTTTGCTTGTCGTGGCTTGGAATTGGCCTTTGTCGCTTGGGTATGAGCCGGGATACGTGCTTGCATTTCTGCTTCTTGGGCGGTTTCTGAGGGTTTCGGGTTGGCAACCGCCGTCTGTCACGGTGCCCGGTGTCGAGGCGGTGGGGCGGTGGCCTTTGACCTGGTATGTGGTTCACCTTGTGCTTTTGGTGCTCGTGGTAGCGGGTGTAGTAGTACCCGCTACCTTTCTCACTGGTGAGACAAACCTGCCATGACTGCCTATGCCGTGGACTGGTTGAGCATGGCCCAGCAGCACCCGATAGGGTCTGTTCCGGACCTTGGAGCGGGGGCTTTCCTTGTCCTCGACGAGGACGGGGCCGAGGAACGTCGGACGCTTCGCTGGGTTCAGTCCCAGGGCAGCCACTCGAGTTCTTTCGCGGTGCGTTGCTTCAATGGCCTGGTTGAAGTGAGCGGGAACCCTTCTCGGTTCGGTCGGGCCGACAACGTCTTTGGCCTGGGCTGGTCCGATGCGCTTGAAGTCGTGCAGCGGATTCTCCATGCCTTCGGATTGCCGCGATTCTCGCATGCGCCGATTACGGTTTCGGACCGCAACCGCTCGGTCAGTCGTAACGAGATTGGCTCGGTTGCTGGTGCGGTCGTGCGCCGGGTCGATCTGGCGCGGAATTTCGAGACGGGACTTGATGCGCCGGGGATGCGGTCCTTTCTGGAGGTCCTCGCGCAGGGGAATTGGCAAGGCCGTAAGGGCCGTATGATGGACTGGTCGAACAGTTGGGGGAGCCGTCGGTATCAATACGCCAAGGTGTACGCCAAGGGCCCGGAATTGCGAGCGAATACCAAGGCCGAAAAGCTGGTGGAAGAACGGCTAGACTATCGGCAAAGATTGGTAGATTGGGCGGAGGCGGTTGGGTTGTTGCGCTGGGAAGTGCAGTTCGGTCGCGATGCGCTGCGGCGTCATGGCTGCCGGTACCTGGGTGAGATTGAACGGCGAATGGGCGATTTGGAACGGGAGGCAGAAGGTATGCGGGAGAAGATATGGCCGACGGGCTTTAAGACGGGCTTGGAGAACGTGCGTCACGAGCTGGAGGCGCAAGGCGTTTCGTCGCGCCAATCGGCTTTCCTCCAGGCGTTGGCGCACGAATGGGCCGCTGGGGTCGACGTGTTTTCGCAGTTCTCGCGCCCTACCGCTTACCGGTACGCCCATCAACTACGGTCGGTTGGGGTGGATATTCGTCATCCTCCGGTGAACGTTGCCCGGCTCGTGGCGCGGACTCGGGTGGTTCAGGTGACTCCGGCGTCGATTCCAGACTGGTACGACCGGGCTGCGTAGCCTCTGCCGGTTTGTTCGTGCAACCGCAAACGTGCCAGCGAACCCATGCGGATCGAGTCATACCGGCCTGCGCGGCTTTCCGGTCTAGCTGTTCAAGTTCCAGTGGTTGCAGGGAGATTGTGATTTTTCTACGCA